TCAATTATTTCCGGTTCAATCCCGCAAATCTCGCATAGTTGTCTTGAAAGCTCGCTTTTAACGGGTGCGCTTACGCTTTTACCCTCAGCTCGCTTTCGCTCTTTTGATAGGTTAGTCATTTTATTACCTCAATTCTTTCTTAATTCTACTTTTCCTCTAGATATGTCTTTTAGTAAATTATCAATTTGATGATATGCGTTCTTATATGTTTCATATAGTGCTTTATAACGTCTGTAATCTCGTTCTTTTATAAGTTTATTCTCCCTAACTTTTTTAAAAAAAATACTCATTTTATATGAATAATCCGTTCTTAAAGCGTCAAGGTCACTGATTAAACATCCTTTACTCATTTCCTTCTCCTTTCGCTTTGATGATGATGTCTTTGACTATTTTGCTCACGATAATACAATCGTAAATTTCAATACAATTTGAAACTCTTTTATCAAGTTCATCAAATAATTGCTCGTATTTCTCACATTCAGCAATCTTATTTTTTAAATGTTTTAAATCTTTTTCATAATCTTCTGCTATACGATTATAGCTAATACAACGATTATTATTACTTTTAGGGTCAAAACAATTACATTTTATTCTTTCTTTTAGCTCCTCGCATTCTTGCTCTTTACGTTTGAGTTGGTCTAAAGCCCAATCCAATTTATATGAACAAGAGTCTCCCTCGCAAGGAGTGTACCAACCACAATAACCCTCACGATGTTTAGAATAAGCTTCACACACGCTCACATCCACGCCATCAATCATTATTGGTTCTTTATCCATTTATAATACCTTTCATAAATTTTTACACTCATTCACTATCAGCTTTATAGGGCAGTCGGTACGGTCTGCGCAAAGGCTATGTTTACCTTCAGAACAACTGTCAAATAGTGTTTCGTGTCTCTTTGCACTGCTAATTGCTATCATTTTTCTCAACGCAGGGCAGTTCTTTACTATGTATTTCATCTATCTTTCCTTCCTTTCCTTTTTCTCGGGAGCGGCTCTAAGACTGCTTATGCCCTTATCGTTCTTGAATAAAACTGTTGTAATATCCGTTAACTAACTCCTGAGCTTTACTTTTACTGCAGCTATTCAGGCGTTCATCCGTATAACCGGACGGAATATACAAAATGTTCTGCTGCTTTAACTTCTTCAATAACGAGTCTGACGGCTGCGAACACCCTTCTCCGGTATAGTCATATCTTTTTATCTGGATTGCGGTTAACAACCAGCTTACCACTCTAAAAAAGCTGCAGGTCGCAGTATATGCAAGAGTTGAAAGTGTTAGCGTTTCGGTATTTATTTTGAATAAATGAGCGCAATTCATGCCGTATGTTGTTGTAATATAATGAACAACGTAAACATCCAGAATGTAACCTTTTGATATCAGAGTATTAATCAGATTAACAATCGCATAGCCCCTGTTATTGATGACAGAGGCAGGAGTGCTGCCGCAATATCCTATATCAATATGGATTTCCAGCATCTTATGCGCTACCGGGGCTCCCGAATTCATACAGCATTCGGGCTCACCTTCTACCACGCTTCCCATATCATAAGCGAAACCCTCTACATCTCTGTAAAAACCCGTATCCAGTTCATCAAAATTATTTAATTCCTTGAGGTTAGTTATATATTCAAGAGTCTGTACTCTATCGCCATTGCGCAGTTTATCCATAACCTCACTAAAAGAGCCGGTACCATACCAGCTCTTTTCCCGCCCTAATGTAGATTCTTGCGTTAACAAATATTTGTATAAATCCGGTAAGCTTTCTAAATATTCTACTACTTCTAAAAGTGAGTTGAACTTCTGTATCTTGTAGTCGTTTTCTTCATATTCAAGCATTCTTTATTACCTCTTTATATGTGCCTGCTTTTGTGTCCAAGATATGTTTTTTGTTTCTGTGTATAACGGTAAGCAGCATTGAATACTCACCCGCCAAACTTTTGGGGGCTTCTTGCATACATTTGATAAATCTCTGGATATCTTGAATCTGGTTATATCTTTGTGCCGGAGCTCCAAACGGTAACGGTAAAGGGCTTGAGTCGGTCTCTTGTAATTTTCCGCTGCCGTTATTAACAAAAAGCGTGTCGTCTGTTAAATATGCTGTATAAAGATTTTCTGTTATTGCAGCGCGTACAGTAAAATCCCCCAATTTAATATCCACCTCGGAGTCTATGTAAAACTCTGTTGAGTAGGTTTTCTTATTGAAATCCACAAGAATATTTACATAAACCAGACTATTACCGCTATTTAATAGTTCTAAACCTCTTAAAATTTTGTCTTTGATATCCTCTGAGCAGCCTTTAAAAATACACATTTCTAATGCTTCATCCTCCGTGAATCCCGCCTCCAGAAGGTCTGCACCGTCCATTGCCGCTCTCGGTGAAACAATCATCTTTATACCTTGACTCTTAACTATTTCACGCACTGTATTTACGGTCTTCAGCCACTTATCGTTATTGGTAAGCAGCGTTTCGAGGCTGTTATCATAGCCGACATCTAAGACAATAAATCTGTCCAACGTTGCAGCATCCAGCCTGTTACGTCCTACATATTCCATTGTTCCGCCTTTACCGTAAGTATTGCAGGCACAAAGGCAAACAAAAGCCTTGTGTTTTTCAACAATTTTATCCGGGAATGAGCAATGCCCGTTTGCAAGCAAGCTGTTCAATATTGTTATGACTCCGGCGTGGGCAGCGTCAAATTCATCAAGAAGCAGTACGCCGCCGTTTTCATAAGCTAATCTGATAGGTGAAGGCATATAAACACCATGTGCATTTATAAACCCGAGAAGATCTGATTTTGTTGTCTGTAACCCTACAGACATAGGATAAAATTGAAGTTTTAAAGCTTCCGCTGCAGAGCTTGCAAGGTGGGTTTTTCCCCCGCCCGCTCCGCCTACGAGCATTATATTCTTTTCTTTCCTTTTTGTTGATGAAAGTATTTTCATTAATTTAGGGAAAACACTATGCACAAGTTTATTCTTCGGAGCTTCAACAGTTCCGAGATTAACCACCAGCGGTTTACCTACTGTTATATAGTTTTCAATATCTTTTAAGTTTCTGCTTGCTTCCACCTTCAAGCCGTCAATTCTGGCTTCCAGCGAGGTTTTAAAATCCTCCATCTGTTTTGTCATAGATTCTTCCAGTTCATTAAACGAATCTTCAGGTAATATACTCTGCAGTCTCTCTTTAGTTTCAATATTCATTTATAATTCTCCTTTTAATGCGTTTTCTAACTTATCTTTCAACCTGCTGGTCATTTCTTTTGCTGCGAGCATCATCATATAGCCTTTGTAATCTCTTGTGCCGAAAATCCTTAAACCTGAATCTACCGGAATAATTCCGTATTTTTCGCAGAAGTCAAGAAATATTTTTCTGCAGGGTTCAAAAACCTGCTTATTATATTCATCCTTCAAGCTTTCACAAAGCTTTTTTTGTTCTTTTTCTGTTAAAGTGTCTTTCTTAAAAACTTTTACGCCGCACCAACGATCTTCAAAAACAGTTGCAGCGAATGATTCCGCATTTTTATATACTTCCTTAGGTGCGATTTCCTCTACTAATTTATTCCATCTTTCTTTTGTTTTATCTTTCTTTTCAAACATTTATTTTTCTCCTTTTTTTATTTTTGCTAATAAACTGTCTAAGGTGCTTGTGCAGCCTTGCTCTTTTTCCTGTATACTTTCTATAATGCTGTACATGCTCTCTTTTGTATCTTCATAATTGAACTCTTCCCAGATTCTCGGATAAAATTCTCTTATGTACTCTTTTATCGTTGTATGTGTTGATGCCGGTTCGTTCATAAAGATACCAATATACGCCAGAACTTTATCATCGTAGCTTACAGGGTCTCTTGCAACTTTTCGCACAAGCGCTTTAAGTCTTAGGGCATTGTAGATTGTCATTGTTTCTCCTTTTGTGACTTAGTCACTCCCTTGCTGATACCTCAGAACCGCCCGCACTCTAAAAACAGCTTTTTCTTTTCCGTAACTTACAAGTCCGTATTTTTGATAAATATTCTGGATATGAGTCCTGACCGTATTAACCGAAATACAGAGTTTTGCGCCTATTTCTTCATTATTCAGACCCTTTGATACGAGCTCCATAATCTCTTTTTCCCTGTCTGTTAATGTCCTTCTGTAATGCTGGCATACTTTTTGATACTCAAGCTTGTGATAAAACAAAAAATCTCTGATTCTTCTCTCACGAAGCCCCAGAGCCTTCGCCATTTCTTTTACCGACTCTTTTTCGCAGTTCTTGAGAATGTACGTTTTATCCTCTTCCGTCAAAACTCTTCTTAGTTCGTTTCCCACTTTTGCCCCCTAATATTCCCATACTAAACGCAAGATATATAAGATTCGGAGCGTTAACCGCTCCTATTTTCGCTAAAAGCTTACAGTAACGATACCTGAATGCGGTCATCGTAAGATTCAATTCTTCCGATATCTCTTTATCCTGATATCCGAGCGCCCTCAGCTCTATTATCTTCTTGTCTTCTTCCGTGATTTTATACTTCTCTTTGTAACTCATTGTCCTTTTTCCTATTTTTCTGTTTCGTGCCATTGTGTGTAATTATTGATTGGAGTTATAAAAACCTCAATTCTGGGATTATTTTAATTCTGCTAATTAAAGCTTTCTTTTCTTCTGTCATTTTTCTCTCCTATAATCGTTTTCTGGCTTTTTCACGCCACTGTTTTACTATCTCTGAATCTACTTCATCAGGTTTTATCCCCTGTCCTAATTTTTGTTCTTTTTTCTTCTCCTTCTCTTGCTCCTCCTTTTTCTTTTGTCTTTCCTGCCATTGTTTAGCTTTTCCAAGCTTATTTTTTAAATCCCCGTTTTTAGCCAGAGCCCTTATATAAGCGTCTATGTCCTCAATCGGAGTCTTGCGTTTTTGTTTTAAAAGATATTTTTCTAAAATTTCTCTCTCCTCTATAGAGAGAGAGACATTAATATAACTAGTATTACTATTAGTCTTATTATCTGTTGTTAATTCTTTGTTGCGTTTTGTGTTGCAAACTGTGTTAACTCCTTGATATAAATTGTAATTAACTACCGTTATTATTGAATAAGAGGCACAAGACTCGTGTGTTAACTCGTGTGTTAAATTTTGTGTTAATTTTTTTAATGCCGTCCGAACCTCTTGAAAACTCAGCCCTGTCTCTATACTCATAGTCCGTAAGCTGGTTATAAACTGACCTTTCCTAATGCTTATACCTCTCCAAACGGTATTTTTGCTATTTGCACGGAGTAAACAGTACTGGAATAAATGACAGGTCTTTACATCGGTAAACCATTCCCATTCAAGAAATTGCCTGTATAATGCAATATAACCTTTGCTTATATTCCTCATAATTTACCCCCCGTGCCAGCCTCTTTTGATATAGTCTTGAGCATTCAGGAAGCTTTGCTGTACGGGTTTGGGTGCTGTACCGTCATAAATCTTCTGGAGCGCCTTCTGGATTGCGTACATCATTTTTTGTTCTTTGAGCGCCTGTTCTCCTGTCATTTTTCCCGCTGCCACAAGGCGGGGATAAACTGCATAACGCTTTTTGACTTCACGTTTTGCGCAGTCTATCAGCTCCTCAAGCAGCTCAAAATCAATCTGTCGTTCTTTTGTTTCCATTATTCACCGCCTAATAAATCCTGCATTAATACCGGTTTTGTGATAACCTTTGTCTCTTTGCACCAATCACACCGTCCGCATTTTTCCGGCTGTGCTTCTCCTTTTTTCAACAGGTTAATCCGTTTAACACCGTATTCAAGTCCGGTGAGTGCGGCATTCAGTTCTTTTTGGGTTATCTCTATAACTTCAATATTTGTAGTTTTGCCTTTATCTGCAGCAGCTATATAACAATGTAAGAGTTTCCCTGTGTTAAGCTCAACAAGCTTTTGATAGATTGCAAGCTGGAAATCGTAACCACGTTCCTGAATAAAATTGAGTCTGCCTGTATCCTTGTGATAATAGGACTTGTAAATATCATCAACTATTTTAAGGTCAACAATTGCTTTACCTTCTATATAGCTGTCAAGCTTGCATTTCCAATCTGCACCGAAAATCTTACCTGTGAATATTCTCTGTTTTTGCCCGCTCATATACTGCATGAATTTTTTATCCCGTTTTATTCTCTCAATGATACTTTCGGCCTGTACATAATCAGCTTTCAGACTTCCGTCTCTTTTGAATAATTCGGGTTTTGATTCTTTAAAGGCTTCGAGAGTACCCTCAAACCAGCTGTCAATATAAGAGCCTACCAGCATTGCAGTTGTAGGCTCTTTTTTATATTCGCCGTTAATTATTGCCATTGCCTGATATTCACAGCCGCTTTGCCCCAGAGAGCCAAAGAAATCTTTGTATTGTGAAACGGAAATATAAGCTTTGTTTGCTTCCTGCGAATAGTAATTACTGTTCGTGAGCTTCAAAGTACGCATTGGCGGCATCCTCCATTTCTTGAGTTATTTCCATTTCTTCACCTTTTGCCGGTTCCTCCGGAAACACTTCCGGTTCTGCAAAAATATCTGTAGCAGTCATATTTTCAGCAGATTTCATATCGGTAATTTCATCTTCTGAATACATGCCGTTAAGAATCTCCGGACAATAGAGTCGACCGAAAAAGGAAGCAGCTCTGTATCTCAACATTAGATCCGGCATTGTCTTCCATTTTGAACCACTTTTAGTCAACCAGCCTTCTTTTTCAGCCATCTCAAGAGTTATGGTAGGCCCATTAAGCCTTGCACCGGTTTCCTTTTCAATAGCCCACGCACGGCATTTCGTAGTTTTTTCGTTCATCTCAAATTTTAACGAACCGATAATCTTACCGGAATTGTTAATACAGGCAATTATAAATGCGCTTCTTAGAGCAGGACGCCCGTATATAACGTCCATATTCTGCATAACCTGAAACGGTGACGCTTTTAATCTGTTTGCTAATTCAACCGCTATTAAGCAATTAGCCGGCTTTTTCTGAAACTCTTTCGGGATAATATCACTTTTTGCCAGCTCCTCTGCTATTTTCATAGCCGTATTAAATCCGCCGTTTATTTCCGCCGGAAGGTTTTGTGTTTCTGTTTTTACTATATCTGCCATTGTCTGATTCTCTTTTCTTCTTCTTGTTCTATTTCTGTATCCGCTTTGAGGTCTTCTTCGTGCCTGCGGTATTCATCCACATCGTCATAACCCGCAAGCCATGCCTCATGCTCTAAATCGAGCTCCTGTTCGTACCACTTGAACGGGTCGTATCCTGCACTCATAACGCCTCCTTTGCTTGTTTCTAAGAGCTGAAATATTTTCACTTATCATTATCGGAATACAAACCGATAAACAAAAAATCACAAATAACCACGCTTCTATCATAAAAATTTCCTTTCTCTTTTTTTAAAAGAAATGGGGAAGGTGCGAGAGTTAACGCCTCCCCCTGTCAACGTTTAAATAAGAAGTAAAACCTAAAAAAATCCGGTGATGTACTTGATAATGATGTATATTCAGACACTTAAGAAGAGAGTAACCGCACCGGAACGGCTTAAAAATAAAAAGAGCCGGTCGCATTTATCAGGAATTTTAGTAATACTTTAGGATTTAAAAAATAAGGAGTCCGGCTCAAAGATACATGGTGAATAAAAACTTGTTTAAAGCGGGTTTGTTATCTCGGATATGTATTTACACCCGCCGTGGGGTAAACTCTTGAAATCACCCCCTTTCTGTTAACGGAGATTGAATATTTTGTAATCTTATTTGCCTAGCTTTTTCCATCCGTTCACGTAATTTATTTTTATGCGCTAATTCTTTAGGAGTTAAATTACTGTCAGGTGTTTGTGCATCATAGTCTATACCTAGCTTTTCGGCACATTCTTTACAGTATTTCCACTGCGACGGGTTCACCTGCGCATTGGTTAAATCTTTATCAACCCAGCCATTATTACAGTTCTTGTTTCTGCAAAAGTGCATTACATAATTCATAAACCCTCCTTTCTCATTATATCGTAAGCTCTTAAGGCGGGATAATATAAGATTCTGAAACAAGTTCAGAATGACATATTATCCCGATATTAAAAACTTATTTTTTGCGCTAAATTTATGTTATTCAATTTTCAATGTTCAAATTTTCCACAGCCAAGCTAAGGGGTATAAAACGTGTAGTTTTACCGCCTTATTGCCTGACGTTTTTAAAAAGTTTTGGGGTTATCCCCCACCCTGCCCTCCCCGCTGGAGAGGGTTGTTTTAAAACCTTTGTAATGCTTCTCTTTTTCCCTTTGTTCAGGGGGTTGTTCCCCTCCGCTTTACATTAGTTTATATTCGATTTGAATTTGTGTCAGGTTTGAAATATATTAGTCTTATCACCACATTTTGTTTAATATTTCCACCGACAAAATTATTCTAGCAGATAATCTTACTTTTGTCAAGAAATATATTCCAAAAGTAAATAAATTTAAAAGGAGCACAAATGCAAGTCCAACAGGCAATTTCAGAAATAATGTCACAAAAAGGAGAAAAAATAAGCTACGAAGCTTTGGGAAAAGCCTTAGGATTCAGTAAGCAGTATGTAGGTCAGATAAAATCAAAGGAACTGACAGAAAGTCAAATGCAAAAAATTGAAGAATTTTTTAATGTAGACTTTACAAAAGTAAATAAGTCCGATGATTGTATCTCAATTGACTATATTCACATTAACCCTTCTTGCGGGCGGGGTACGGTGGTTATGGATGAAGCGGAAGTTACGCCGATAAAGTTAGGTACTCAAATGATACAGTCTGTTATGAAAGTTTCTGATGTCAAAAAGCTCAAAATTTTTAAAGCCAGCGGCGACAGCATGGAATCAATTATTGAAGACGGGGATTTGCTGCTGGTTGATACAGGAAGAGTAGACTTTAACAACGGCGGCGTGTTTCTGCTCACAATAGATAATGAATGGTACGTAAAGCGCCTTAGAAAAAGATTAAGCGGTGAACTTGACGTAATATCGGATAATATAAAATACCCCATTGAAACCTTTAAACCGGATTCCCCGCTTGAAATAGTAGTCCGGGGAAAAGTTGTTAAGAATTTAAGCAGAGGATTATAAGCCCCCTAACTTATAGCATTGCACAAAATAATGTGTTAAGATGTGCGTATGAAAAAGGTTTATGTGTTTATATTTTTGTTAATACTTGCGCTTCCTGCTAGCGCCAAGCGCCTGCATTATGAGGCTACGTATCAAAACAGGTGGTGCAGCTGTGTGGGCGGAATACAGGAATACGAGCTCAACGACTTTACACGGGTTGATTGTCTCACAAAAACCCACGCAATAGAGTTTGATTTTGCAAATAAAGTCTATGAAGGTATAGGGCAGTCGCTCTACTACGGAATCAAAACCAGAAAAAAACCGGGGCTTGTGCTTATCCTCGAAAATCCGAAAAAGGAACAGAAATATGTCAACCGCATGAAACGTGTTGCACGCAAAAAAGGTATTGACTGCTGGATTATGTACGAATCAGACCTGTGGGATTTTAAGCTCCACCCGGTGAAGTTGTAAAATAAACCCCCGCATTATGCGAGGGTGTGATACTAAATAAGAGAGCTATAGAATATGATGAAAGAAAGGGATTTTTCAATATTTTAAAACTTGTTTTCGGTTATGACTCTTATTAAAAGAGATATGAGTCCATTGGTCGTATTCTACTATTGTAAATGAAAAATTATTTCTTGATTAATAATATCTGCTTTCTATTGTGATTTTTATTATAACTTATATGAACCCAAGAGGTATTACAGCTGTGTTCTTCTATACACTGATCAAACTCTACACCTGATTTTTTAATAAACTCAACGAGCTGCGCTGGTGTCATCCCGCTCACTACCATATCGGCTGCCTGACCGTAAAGGTGCTGGGAATTACCAACCCCACCCACAAGCTGGTTAACTTTGGCGGAACGGAAGCCCGAAGTGATTGTAATCGGTTTCCCGAGTTTATCCCTGAGGGGCTGCAGGACATAGAATATAAGCTCCAGAAGGTTATCAAGGGAGTTAATATCCGGTGTATTACTAATCCCGTTTTTCTCCGCCGTGTCGGATTTAACAAGCTCCGTGATTGTGAAATTAAGCATAATTATTTACCCCCATTATTTACCCCTTTTTATACTAAGCGGAGCAGTTTGTTCGTCAAAACTTCTAACTTCATTTACCCCTTTTATAAACAAACTCTTCCAGCGTTATTACACGTTTTTCAATACTTTCTATTGCGGCGTCCGTCTGTCTGATATGTGCGTCAAGTTTTTCCGCAATGTTGTCCATTTTTGCAAAATGAGAGCCCAGAAATATAAGACATCCTGCAAATGTAAACACCGCCCCGATTGCCCAGCGTTTAATTTCCAGAAGTACATTGAACATCAGATTAACCTTGGCCGTGACGGATAAATCATCCGGATGGTCAGGGTCTCCGAAAAGGAATTTGTTAATCCTGTCCAGCTGCCCTTTAAGTAACATGTGGTGTTCGTAACACTCCTGTGCCTGTACCGGTCTTTCTTCTGTCATACCCACTTCTCCGTCCAGAGGTTCTTAACCCGCTGCCATAAATCCACCGCAAGATACATCAAAACAGCTTTTAAAGGCGTTACTTCTTCATTCAATAAAGCATGAAAGAATATTAGACTAGCAAGATTACGATTGTAATTTACTGTTTTAGGATTAGCTAAAATGTAATCGTGTATTATGCTTGCAGGTATATATTGAGGTGTGTGCGGGCATCCGAAGAAGAAACGCAATAGTTTTGGTATACTGCATCCGTCAGAAGTAAAACCGCCAGGTATCATTAACCAGAAGGTTTTCTTACCGACAGCAACTCTTACAGGAGCACTACGCCTTACTGTAAACGGAGTTTTCCGGTTAATATAATTAAATTCCAGTTCGTGTTCAAAATTATAATTAACAAACATCTAGTTATTCTCCAGAAATATTTTCAGAAGTTTAGCGAATTTGCGTTCTTCTTCGTCATTAGCAGGGGTAAAACAAGGGTACATCATGATAATAAGGTTTTCAGCTGCATCTATCCCCTTACGTTTCCTTTTAAGTTCTTTTAAAATCTCTGTTTCTGATTGATGTTCTTTCGCCTCTTCTGCATAGCGGAAACCGTTCTTTACGGCTTCCGCAAGCTTCTCAATTGCCTTTGGTACATCAAAAGCCATACTATGCTACTTCCTCGTCAATTTTATCTACATAGGACAATACGATTGGTTTTGTAGCGTTAATTACTGGTAAAAAGGCATCATCTATTTTATTAGTGCTTGTTTCGATTGCAACGTTCACAAGGTCATACGCGAACTCGACAACGCCCTCGGTTAAAATTTCACCGTGTTTTTTACAGCATTCTACTAATGCTTCTTTCATTTTGTCATCCATCATAGCCTCCATTCTCGCTTGTCAGCGTTTTAATTATCTGCTTTCCTTTATAATATCTAAGCTTAGATCTTAGCCATTCACCCGCTTTGTCATACAGGGATTGAAGTTTATAATCCGGACTTTCACGGACTAATAATTTACTGCCATTATCCAGCGTTATCTGCGTCAGTTTCTTCTGCTGTATCAGTCGCTGTGTCCACCTCATTTTCATTGCCGGTTCTAAGGTAGGGTTTGCAGCGGGAGCGCCCGACCATACCCTATTTACTCCCGGTTGTATCTTCATCAATCCAATACCTCCACATAGCCGTTTTTGTGTCTTATTATTCTTTTATCGGCAGAAAATTCTTCTATTGTTGTTGCGACGGCATTTGCTAAAGTTTTGCCTTCAAGAAGAAGACCTAGGAGCTTTTCTTCTTTATTCTGCTGTATCTTCATCTAAAACCACCTCCAGTGTTCTATCTTCTGTTAATGTCAAAACATCTTTACGGCTTATATAGCCTTCACAGCTCACAACTATATCAACAGTACTGCCGTATGGCACTGTTATTTCACTTTGGATTTCACTGTTAATCTCTATAACAGCATCTTCCGGTATCGCATTAACTTTGAGCTTGCAAGTTGTCAAATACCTGTAATCGTTGGTATCAAAGAACTTATCTAACTGTTCTTTTGTAAACCCTAATATTGTACCTACTGCATCAATGTATGGATTGCCTCTATAAAAGTTATTAGCCTTAAGCTCGATTTGCAGAGCTTTAATATCAATAGAGGCTTTTTGTTTTTCTACAAGAGAGATAACATCATTAAAATCAAGCCCTTTAGCTTTGTATATAGCTCTTTCTACATCGGCAGCAGTAAGGTTAAGCATTGCAATGCGTTCAGCTTCTTTCTGAGCTTGTTCGGCTTCTTTTTCTTCAATAGTCATAAGCTCAAAGTCTAAAATTACATAGCCTTCTTGAACCTTTTTGATTTCTAAACTCGCATACTGTGGCATAAAAAGCAAGGTGTTTTGTAACTTTTGCCTGTCCTCATCAAATAATACTATCTTGTTATCTTGTTCGATATAAAACATTATGAACCTCCTTGTGAGCCATTAGCGTAGATGAAGCGGAATATCAACGTATCCCCTCCAGCGGTATAATTAATAAAATAAGTGCTGCCTTTTCTAACGGGGAAAAATATTGTTGGGGCTAAACTTGTTAAGCTGGAGTAGCTAGTAATATAGCTTATTCTTTCTGAATAAGCGCTACCATTTTGCCCAGGTTTTGGCTCTCCGCCTGAAATGTACTGGTTTGCTGCATTAGCCTGTTTTTCTACGCATATCCACCCATTCGCAGGAGCGGTATAAGTAGAACCACTAGCCCCCAAAGTTAAATCAATATATCTATTACTAGGAAATCCCCAAGAGCTGTTTTTGTCTACCTTTGTTTCCTCAATCCTTCCCAGATTAGCCAATGGCGCATTCTGAGCTACAGAAGCTACAAAGAAGTATAGCGAACCATTGCTTTTAGCATAGATAAATCTAAAAGATTTAGTGGCACCGCCCACACTATAACCAATACTTATAACATCACCTTTTGATACAGGGGCAAGAATTTCGGCGTCATACCCAGCTGCTGTAGGTTGTGACGTTAATGTATATTTGATATTTCCATTTGAGTCTTTTATTACTGGAGTTAAATACTGACCTGTACTTGAAGAAAGTTTTTGTATCCAAAACCACCCATTCGCAGGAGCGGTATAAGTTGAACCACTAGCTTTTAGCTCTAAGTCATCATATCTATCACTTAACAAGTCCTCACTACCATTTAAAGTTGGCACTGTCAATGTTTCTGCCACTGTGTCCAGCTTCCAATCATACTCTGTTACAGTTTCATCAGTTGATAGTTTTACTGTAATTCCGCCGCTTACCCCTCGTTTTGTATAACTTCCGCCTGATGGCAGTTCAACCGTTGTACCGTCTGCAATTTCCGAATTGTACTCAACAAGAGCAGCTTCATAAGCTGTCGGATACACACTTTTTGAAAGGGTAGAACCGCGTAATACCCAGCTTGCATTATATTGCTTAGCTTCAGAATACTTACTATCGAACAAGGTATATGGTACGATTGACTCGATATCATTTCTGATATTAACCTTTGTTTCCTGACCTGTGGCTATCTGGATGTAGTAAGGGTACTGAATGGCTTCTTCTTGTACTGTGTCAGTGGCGCCGTAGATTGGGTTAGAACGAGAAGCATCGAAAATAAGATTATAGTCTGTTTCAACTCTGCCTTCTGTGGTTCTTGGCAAGCTTCCTGGATTACCCCTATAAAATGCGCCAGTTGCGTTAGCCAAGTAGCCATGTCCATAATAAACCATCCCTTCAATATTCGGCAATCCGGCTTTAACAGTCATACCCAGATTTTGCAAATCCAATAAGCCCTGAACATTAACCACAGCCGGAAGCCTTACACTTTCAACAGTTTCCTCATCCTCTGCATAATTGAATACAAACTTACCGACCTGACCGAATGCGCTAAGGGTTTTTGCTGCCTGCCAGTTCTCCTCGGTTGTAAGCAAAGATGGATAAAGCGCAACAATTTGCTTTAACCTTGTCAAGAAACCTTGGGTATTCTGATTAATCGCTACTATCTGACCGTTAAGCCATCTACGCAAACCTTTCGTTTCATCAACATAGAGTGCCATACCGATATCCCCTACCTCAAGACCAGAGCTGCCGCCGCCCCCTGTCTCAAGCGGTGACCAGTATGTACCCTCTGTATCGTCAGCCGGTGAATGGTTGATGTTTTCATCCTGCATTGATTTATAAATCACACCGCCCACCTGACAAAATGAGTTCAGGTAATATGTAGTACCCGCGTCCCATTCAGCTATACCCTGCTGAAAGAGGTAAGCAAGCTGTTTAGAAAAACCATATTGGACAGCGTTCATTTCTTCCATAAACGGCGCTTCGTTTGCAGCAACAGCAGCTTTCCAACCCTCTGTATAAGCTTCTGACTGTAATGCTTCTATATCATCATTATAAACAGGGGTGCCGCTTATCATACTTCCAAATACTGCAAGTTCGTCAGTATCAGCATTCCCTGCAAAAATCTTTTGTGTTTTGCGCTCTATCTTTGTCATTTCTTCCCCTTAATACCATCTTGTTTTAACCCGGCATCCTATACCTGGTGACTGTACAGTGTTTGACTTGCCAAAAACCCCATTTGAACGTGATGCATCAAAACCTACACGATAAAACCGTCCTTTTGTACCATCAGCCCCATCCCCGTATTCACTTATTACATAAAAGGCTCCTGTAGGATTCAAAGGTGCCTGACTGGATTCTGTTGTGGCAGTCCATTCCCCTAAAATATTTGGCAACCCAGCCTCTATATAACCAAATGTATTACTTCCCCAGAAAACCCTATCTTTAAAATTAGGCAATACAAACGTTGTACTGCCATCACCAGCGCCGTATGTTGTACCATAAATATTGAATAGGGAGGCATAAGTAGTCCTTGATACAGTTTGGCCATCAAGCCAAATTTCGTTCGGAAAAAGCGTGTTACTAAGTGTAGGCTGCGGAAGCCCTATCTCATAATTTGCAAGCTGCAGGCTCCCGTCTGACTGGAATACGCGCCAATAAGCATCATTAGTAACCGCATTACCGGTATTATCATTAGTTAAAGATTTATACACGGTTACATAGCCCTGGTTGTTAGTAACCTTAGCTAGTGAGCCGATATAATAAGTCGTGCCGGCATCATATTCAGGAATACCCTGCTGAAATAAATACGCAAGCTGGCTTGTTATCGCAAAGAACAAGGCATTCATATCCTCTTCCCACGGTGATTTGTCCGAAAGTACAGCACTCTGCCAGCCATTCAGGTAATTAGTGTTCTGTATTTGTGCTACATCCTTTGTATAAACAGGCGTCTGGTCTTTTGCCGTACCGAATGCCGTTACCTCCAGACTACCCGCCTGATTTGCAAAAACTTCCTGCTTAACACGGTTAAGTTTAGGCATTTAATTGCTCCTTTGGTTGATATTTATTCCCTACCCCTCCGGCGTTACAAGTGAGATTAAATTCTCTTTTGTAAGCCAGGTTCCGGTTTGACGTTTGTCTTTGGTTGAAAAACCTACTACCGTCTTATTTATTATACCTTTGCGGTTGAATCCGAAAATCTGAGAAGGCGAAGGAACTCTCAAGACATAATTCGCCCCTACTCCCTCCGGTGCTCTATAATACCCCAGCTGCTTTGCAGCCAGTGCCGCAAGTGTGCGCTCCGCCGATACAATATAGGTTATGGTTAAATTATGGTTATTTTTGAGCAGTACATCACCCTGAAAAACATTCCATAAGGCATCATCAATACCCCTCTCAGAGCCCCGCATGACGTTTACTGCGGATTTGAATTTGAGCAGGAACCTGTAATCATCATCCGGAAGCGAGTACTCACTCTGGTTATAATTCTGTATCGTTCTAAAATTCCCGCCCTGCGGATTGCCTACTGTTGAGAATCCGACAGAATCCTCACCGTCATAGAACTGGAAAAATACCATATCGTTATAAATACCTTGAACAACCCGCGGGCAGTCAAGAATTTTACCTATAATATCAAGCTGAGCACCCTCTGCCGTGTCGATATCGAGAATATCCTGCAGCTGAAATATTACCCCGTCTCCGAGATAAATATCCGCACCTATTTTGATTGTCTCCCGTGCCTTCGGTTTATTCCGGTACTGGAGAATCAATAAATCCGCATAATAGGTTTTAACGTCCTGTATATCTTGCGTGTAGTCAGGCATATTTGCTGCTCCTAAACAATTGTTAACGTTATATTAGCTGTTGTTATTACAAAGAATTCATCCAGCCCCTCTGGTGTTGCATACTCCACCCAGTTTGAGTTATCTGCAGATATCTCAACATTATACGGAGTGCCGGCATCTCCGATTGTTTCTTTTATCGTACCCAAAAGTGTTGAACTCTCTGCCCTGCCGCCGATTGTGTATTCCGTGAGCGCAAGCTGTTCCTTGATATAGTTCTGGTCTAAATCGGTTGTAGTAAAATTCTTAATAGTGGCTCTTACATACAGATTTACCGCAGTCGGAACGTCGTATAAGACTTCTACTACATCGCCGTTAGTCTTTTGTACCCAGACTGACTGCTCACCCTTCATCGGAATACCCGGCGGCAGGTTGTTATAAATAACCCGTCCGATATCCTCAGGCTGTCCGCCCTGTACTACAACCCAGATACCGTGCGCCGGAATACCGTTAACAACAGAATCAGTCCGGTTGTCATATACTTTGCACTGGGTGACATTGGTAAGATTGAGCATTTGTGACTCCGTGCTTTCATCAAAACCTTGAGAAGGCACTGCCATAGCCTGATTTCTTCTCAATCTGAACTGGGCGGAAGTCTCTCCGGTTGAACCCGTAATATAGTTTCCCGCAGGATTATTGACGGAAGAAACACCCCTTACAACCGTTTCCATTACATTGATTGTATTCGGTAATGCCGTGATACTCCCTAAATCGGCAGCCCTGAAATTAAGTGAATGCACACCGGGTTCGAGTTCCATAGATGCTGCCAGTATCCAGCGGTTTCCGTTTGTATCTCTTACAGTATAGCCGGTACCGTCAGCGCTCTCGATATTTGTATCGAGCCCCTGCAGGCTGGTTGATTCGTTAATCGTGACATTGACATAAGTATAGCTGTATGTATAAGCTTTTATTATCAAGCCGTTAAGCTTATACAAAATCTGCTGCGGAATCCCGATTGCTCTGTCCGGATCAAGGTTGTTATAAAACTGGGTAAACAGGTCTAAAATGTCTTTTTTTTCTTGAGCCAAAATATTAATCCATTGACCGTCCGGGCTGTTTTGCTCAATATTGATATCCTGACCGTATACCCCCTTGAATTTGGTAATCAAGTCCTGGCGTATTTCTTCCAGAGATTGCGTAACAAGCCCGCTAATCCCGATATAGTTTTGTGCCATAAGGCGCTCCTTTGTTGGTTGATACTAGAAAAGTGACACTGTCACTAACTCAAGCTTACCAGAGCGCCTGAAATTTAATTCTGACCGGGCGGGGTTACTGCTCCCGTATAGGATTGTGAATAAATTGTCTGTACGTCGTATGTGATTCTTATTTTTCTATCGGCGTTCACAATCAAATCCACGCTATTAATCGCCGTCACGCCGTCCGTGTTCTTAATTGTCTCCTGCACGGCATTCTCTAACCGCCCCTGATATCTGTAATCAAGCAGATTAAACCAGTCTATACCCTCATCGGTAGCAAAAAAGCAATCACCGAGAAATGACAGTATACGGGTTTCAAGATTAAGCCCTATTTCCTGATTAGCGGTAACATAATTACTTTTATTAGCGCCCCATGTCCAATCGTGGGCGGAATCAAGATTTCTGAAACTCATTGTAACAACTCCTCAAACTGTGATTTTAAATCAGTAAACGCCTGTTTCGCCGCAGGTGTCAGGACTCCTGTATTTGTTACTACTGCTATATTCTCACATGCCGTCAAAAACGCCTGTATCAAATTTGCCAGATTCTGTGAGCTGTTTTGTACGTTAATCTTGTCACTGACTTGAATCTGACCGCCTGAACTCGTAGAAGCCGTAACAGTAGCGGAATTTACCACTAAATTACCGGAGGTTATAACCGGTTCATTACCCTCATTTACCTCACTGCCTGCCCCTTCATTAACCGCACTACTATTGATTTGTACACTATTTTTGTATACTTTTATATAGCTTTCGTAGTTAACCGCTTCAACAAGCTGCTTATGAAAAATTGTTACCGCCTCTGTATCATAATTTTGAATCGGATTAACCAGAGTTGTAAAAGTAGTAAGTGCCACACAATCGGTAAAATCATGCATTCTGGTTGTATCAGGTGCGTATAATTCCCCTGTCTCCAGAAATGTATCTATGTTTCTGTCCATAAAAAGCAGCAGGCATATTGTGCCCACAGGGTCAGGCATCGTGATATGAGCATTACCGGCACCCAGAATTATAAGCGGAACATCGGTTATCGGAACGGGGGTTATATTCTGTTCGTTGAATAACTTCACCTGCATTAATTGAACCGTACACCGTTGGGTATCGGCGTCAAATTCAAGTATTTTCCCGATATTATGACAATTAAGGCGTGACATAACGGCGTTTTGCGCCAGTGCCATAACTCCGTTAAAATTTATTTGTGATTTCTCAACCTGTTTTATTTTTGCTGTCATATTAATAATTCCCTATATATTTGGTCGGATTAACCGCAGTTCCGTCTTCTCTTACCTCAAAATGTAAATGCGGGCCGGTAGAGTTTCCGGTACTCCCTACAAGTCCGATTTGATTTCCGGTGTACACATTCTGCCCCGGATTAACAAGCCAGTTGTTTAAATGTCCGTACAGGCTTGTCACTTTTTTGCCGTTTATAACACCGTGGTCGATAATTATTGTTTTCCCGTAACCCTTTATCCAGCCAGTAGTAATAACTTTACCGTTAGCCGGAGCATTAACGGGCGTGTTCATATTGGCCGCAATATCCATTCCCGAATGGTTTGTACTTGCTCCGCTTATCGGAGCGGTACGTCTTCCGAATGGGCTTGAGACTCTGCCTTGTACCGGCTTCTGCCACTGTCCGCTTGTTGCGCCCCCGCTCTGAACTGTTTGAGTCGCTTTGGTGAGTGTTCTGGCATCCCCGGGCAGGATTGAAAGAGTAAGAGAGGTTATTAATTTCCCGCTAACAACCGGACTTATTACGCCTTTATGTTCAATCTTTACAACCCTGTAAGATTGGTTTAGCCACGTTTGTGAATAGCTCAAAAGTGTAACCCCCTGCCCCGCCCTAATCTGGGGCTCAAAAAGCATATCACACTCGACATAAGCATTTGCACGTCTGGGGCTGCCCAGTAACCCGCTTTCATCCGATATAACCAGAACTTCTCCGGGGATTAAATCTCTCTCACCTAATATGTTAATCTCATCGTTGTCAACAAAAATATTATATCCGCCGTACTCACGCCCCAGAAGGTCAAGAGTCTGACCGATAAAGGTTTTATTGCGAGGTAACGGTTCTATATCCGGAGTAATATATCCGACTGATATTTTACCGCTTCCGCTTGTCGCAAGCCCTAAGATGTCTTTTAGAGTAGTACCTTTAGTAAAAGTCGCGTTAAGAAAACCGTACTCATAAAACTCGGTACTGGCGGAAGCTAATATCTCTGTTATAAACTCGGTACTCCCGCCCTGTTTTTCAGAGGTACAATTCTGAATATATCCGGAAAAAACGAGCGGCATATTTTCACCATAGCCGGCGTAAAACTTCATATAAATATACTTTTTGCCAAAGTTCCACATATCAAGCCATAACCGTGCCTGGTCGTTTCTGCTCAGGTTAACAAGCTGGAATACTCCCTGATTCTGGGTTTGATACGTGCCGGAAGAAATCTGAAACTGACAGCTAAACGGATAACTTATGGTTAACTTGTCACGGGGGATTAAGTCCAGACCGTTTCGCTCACCGATTTCAAATTCAGCCCTGTAATTCCGTTGGAGTTTTAACATAATAATTCCCCTCTATGGTTTGGACATCCTCACGGGTCAGAAGATACACCGTTGCGTATTTGGTAGCAAAATCGGTTAAAAACATAGGTTCTTCATCATCCTGAGTATCACACCTTAAACCGAACGGTAAATAGTTCCGATAAGCTCGTAAAATGTTATAGCTGGTTGTTAACCTTATGTTTTTGTAATTGTAATCGCCCCATTTTACCCCGAAAAACCAGCCAAGCTGATTTTCTTTGTACTCAAATTCAAGCGTCACGGTTGAGCCGTCATCTAAAATCTTTTCTATTTTCTGGTTAGGTTCTACTCCCAGTTCGTTCAACTCGTACATTATACCGCCTGTGCCTCCGAGCCTTTACTGATACCTTTATTAACCTGTTTCGCAAGTTGGCTTCGGGTTCTGCCCGCAGCATTGTTCAGGCTCTCAAATCTTGTCTGTGCGAAATTCATCTGTTTAAACGTAACCGTAAAGCTTGTTATATCGGCATTACTTTCACGAATCGGCAGCACTTTTTGAATCATCATATTATCATACCGTTTCCAGGTAGTCTCAACCGTAAAAACTGCCTCTGATTTCCACAATGCCTCAAAAAACAAAAATGCCCTTGTTTGTGCGGATTTAAGCTTATATAAATCCTGAAAGAGCTTGAATAAATCCACACCGTTAAGAGAGTTCCATAAAACACCGGCTTTGTTTGCGAGCGTTGTATTCTCCGTCAAGGTCTTTGAAGGGTCTATGTTTTGGTTCTCACCTATTCCCCCACCCGTATTGATTGTATTTTGATAATTTAACCAGCCCTGCTTAGCCTGTATAGTGGCAGCGCTTAGTTTAGGCACAAACTGTTTAACCAGAGACAATACTGGCGTAACATTCGCCAGAGCATCCTCAATCTCGTTAACGCTGTAAAAATATTCACCCTGATACCCGCTTAATGTCAAAACTACGGGGCGTTTTGCAACATGATCCTGTATAACCGAGTTTGAATCTGTGTAATGGTCGGTAATATCACTCTCCATATTAACCTGCTCGGACTCCGGTATATGAAACTTAAATCCTGCTATACCCGTTGAGGATAAAACATTAACAACCGCCTCACCCAGATTGACATTATCCTGTAGCAGGCTGCGAGCCATAGACATTTTATCGCCTGTGCTGTATTTGGTATTGAATGATGTTAAAAAAGCGTCTAATGTAGTCATTAACTACATTTTAGCAAACCTAGCAAAATTTTATTGAGAAAATGTACCATTAAGAATTGATATAAATTTTTCTCTTTTTTGTTCTAATTCCTGTATATGTTCATAAGTCTGATTATCTGGTAAAGACTCTAACCACTCCACCTCATTAAGAGCTTTTGTATAGTATTCTTCTGCTTCGTCATACTGTTTGAGGTTGTAACAAATGTCTCCCAAACGTTCATAATCTACTAAACCGATGCGCACATTACCCAGCTTTTGTTTTTCCTTTACAACGAGTAAAGCATATTTTTTAGCCTCTTCCATCTGCCAGGTGTTAAAATAACATTCTGATAAATAATGATAAAGCCACATAGTACCTTTTTTATCATTTATATTAGTACTTTTTTGGTTGGCTTCAAGTGCTTTGTGATAATAAGTAATAGCCTTTTCATAATTATATTGGTTCTTCTCTTTTTCTGCTAGGCCCCAGTAGTAATAAGATAAAAAAGATTGTTTTTCTCTTGGGGAGAAGGCAGCGCACTTTGTGTAATAGTCATTTATTTCGGTTTCCTTACCTGCTTGTTTATTTATCGAATAATCTTGTAAAGTTGTATCATAGAGCTTTTCACATTCTGATTTGGTAAGTGTCTGACGAGTTTCTGGCTGGGCAGAAGTTTCCCGCTTCTCTCTTTGTTCAGGTTTTACAGGTTCATTATTAGAATAGTAAACAATTAAGCCTTGTAATATAAATATAATTAAAAATACTATAATTACCGGTATGATAATATATACCCAGTCCTTATTTGAGTAGTTTTTTATTTCTTCATTTATTTCTTCTTTTAATGACTGCTCAATGTTTTTTTGCTTTTCTTCTTCTTCATATTCCTCAGGGTAGAAATTCTTGTATATCTGTTGTCCCGCAGGTGCATTAAATGGAACTACACAACCGCGAGCTCTACATTCAAAACAAAAATTAGAGTCGGGATTCCTGCTTGTTAATATTAAAAATAAAATTTCAAATGCAACAATTACAAATGCAATAGGCACAAATAAACCTACTAAACATGTAATAAGTAGCAATATTCTCCAGAAGACCGGAGCGCAACCACCATTATTGCCACTGGAATATTGCATATTTCCGCAATTTCTACAGATGTATTTAGCCATAATTAATATCTCCTTTTATTTCCATTTTGAATAATATAAACGTCGTTCATTCAGAAGTTCAATATGGTCTATAGCCCAAGGGTTATTAACAGCAGAAGCATCCCAGTGCGGTTTCTTAACAAAGTAAAATGTATCTTTTATCTGTGGTAATACTTGACTTTTGGCTGTAGATAAACATACATTAAAAATCGGTACTACCCTGCGTTCTCCATAGATATTAGTATATGTAAAATGTCGACCCGTAAATTTAATAGGTAAAAAAGGATCAAAATAGTCACCGGCCAAAAGTTTTCGGCTATCTTTATCTTGAACAAAAATTACACTCTGATATTGATATTCACCCGGGGCAAAATCTGCCAGAAAGCCATCCTGAAAAATTTGTATTACTACAGGATGACCGATATATAAAACATTCCTTTGAAAAGGTAAGAAATTAACAATAGAATCCATTATCGCCTCAGCTGGCTCAGATTTCAATTTTGTTTCAATATTTTTTTTATAGAAATTTTGAGCTTTTGTTTCTTCATATTTACGACTGTAGGTATAAATTTTAACTTTTATATCTATAATTTCTTGTACTTTTGTTTGATTATATGCAATCTGTTCATCAATTTTAGTACAATCAATTTTATTTTTTTTCATATAAGGGCGTATAAAATCAGATAAAGTGCCGGCATAATCGGTAGCAGGCATCAAGTTTTTAATGCTTATATATTTATCCGTTGTATTTATGAGATTTAAATATAAATAAAATTCAGCAGTACTTATCTCACCTATTAGGTCTTTTAATTCATTACAAAAGTCAAAGTTTCGCTTCATCTGATTTTTATCTTTCAAAAAGGCCTGATAGATATTTCTAGCTTTTATACTAGCTGCATCAACTTTTTTTCTGTTAATGTCTATATTAGTATTAATAACTTCGTATATTTCTGCCTGATATTGTTTTTTATGTTCTTTCGGTATTTTCAAGGATGTAGCATTGCATTGAATGCAAGATAAAGCAACACAGATATAGCATAAACAAATAAATCTAAACATAGAAAAACCCCTTTCACACAACCTTTTTGAGTAATGTATCATAAATTGCACAGAGTTTCAAGCCGGATGGTAGTATTAAATTAGGAGGGTATTATGCCGGAAGAAAATAAAAATCAGGGCGGTGCGCAAAATAAACTCGGTGAACTCTTTGTCGAGTTCTCGACAAAAGGGCTGCCGTCACTCTTGAAAAATCTGAACTCGGTATCTGCCAGTTTTTTAATAGGTAAAAATGCTGCAACTCAATTCGCCGATACATTAACAAAACCCTTTAAAGAAGCCGGTAACACCGCAGTAGGTATCGGCAAAATGGCAAATGCTCTCGGAGCAACTAACAGAGAGTATCAGAAGCTCGCAACCTATGTAAAATCAAAAAATGTCAGCGAAGGTATTTTAGGCGATGTCGAAAGATTCAACGATATTTTTACTAAGTTACAAACAGGGCAGGGCGGTTTACCTGAAGGAGTTGTCCGGGAATTTGCCAACCTCGGACTATCTCCCGAAGATTATCTCGGAGATTATGAAAGCACAATAAGACTTCTGAATGATATAAGAGATCGTACAAATGGGTTAACAAAACAGGTACGTAATCTTGCGTTCAGCAACCTCGGTATGTCCTCCGAATGGGGTTATCTTTTCGACCGTGGAGATTTTAACCTCTCTGACGCTTTTTCGCTTCCGGATGATGTGATTGAAAAAAACACAAAGGCTGCTGAATCTCTGGCGGAATTAACTCTTGCATTCGACCAGCTTAAAAGTTTGTTAATTGCCGATTTTGCGCCAGCCTTAACCGATACGGTAAACAAGCTCAAAAACTTTGTACAGAATTTTGATAAAAATAAAGAAAACATCAAAAAAACAACAAGTGTTATCGGTGGAGCAGCAGCAGGCGCAGCCGTCGGGTCTGTCGTGCCGGTTGTCGGTACTGTAACAGGCGCTGTAGTCGGAGGTGTCGCAGGCGCTGGGAAATATGCAGTTGAAAACATGCATAAAGCCGGTAAACCTAACCAGAAAGAAATACCTATTTGGAAACAATTGACAGACTTCGGGCAATATAAAGACGGCGCACCAACCGGCGGGGCTGCACCTGTTCCGGATTTTATGAACACACCAGCAGCAACTACACCGCCGGGAATGAATAATCTCTCACAAAATATTACAATCACGAACCAGAATAATATTACCGGTGAGAATGCACAGGAAATCGCAACTGAAATAGCAAGAATCAATGCGCAGGATATTGAGTACACCCAGTACCAGCTCCAGAATTTGACGGGGATTTAATTGAAAAAAGTATTGAAATATGCTAAGATAATTTAGTGGTTATGTTAATATAAAGAAAAGAGCCTTGAAAGGTTCAAAGCTCTAAAAAAAGTCTAAATGCACTTTTCAATTAGTTCTAACAACTCTGTTATTATTGGTAATATCGCGTTAGCACTTCTTAAAAAGGTAATGATTGTGCATAGCACAGATTTCAAATAGGACATTATTTTTCACCTCCTTCCCGTGACTCTGTTGGCTGATATATAGAGCGGAAGTCCGGCGGAGGTTTGTCCTTTGTCTAATCATAGCACAAATAAAGCCCCAAAGGCATGACTTGAGGCTTTATTTCTTATTTTTTCCGCTATTCAGCGCCCTTACCAGTTCCGCATACTTTGCAAGATAGTTTTCATAATGGACTAAGTCCATAAACTCCTGCGCATTCAGATTCTTTATTGTATTGATATCTCCATAACCCGCCCTTGAGAGCTTCATCGCCCAGACCTTAAAGGTGTCGATATTATACTCAACTCTCGGTAATTCTAGCTCCTCAACAATAGGGATTCTATCGCACTTGAAACGGAATTGAGACTTGGAAAAAAAGGGCGGATATTCTCAACCGCAATAAGTGTCATAAGCGGGAAAAAATCCCCCCGTGCTTTTTCATCCCTGTCAAAAATCTCCATATTGAACCGCTGTTTATCGTATATAACCTTATCGGCGCAGCCCTTTATCGCTTCAAGCACATATTCAGAGCCGATAACACTTAATAGTGCATCAATGTTTTTTGTGAGTACTGCTGCAATGCTTTCACCGTCTACGGCCGTTATATCTAACCCCGCACCTTTGCATTCGTGGATAATTGTTCTGTACAAATACAAAGCATTATCCATTGGCGCGAGGTTCAGTTCTACCATTTTCCCGCTCTTTAACTGGAATTTTAACATTAGCTTAAGCTCCTTTCAGAGTTACCAAACCGCAACATGTATACACTTACTACCTGGTCGGTAGAACCTGCAACATCCGTTGTTTGTACCGGCTGGTCTCCCGGTAACCCGAAATAACACTCTACCGTGTCGCGTGTTACAGAACCGTCTGAATGAGCAACATTCTTTGTAAAACGCATTGTTAGCGGCTTAAATCTGAAGTCTCTATTTTTCCATAAGTTGTAATTCTCATTAAACCTTTTATCATCGCCGGAAGCTTTGACAAGTCTTAATGTTAATTCTCTTTGCCTTCCCGGCTCATTATGTGCTCCAAGAGAATTACCGTTATAACCGGTTGACGTAGTGCTCAGGTTGTTAGGTGCTGTAAGTTCTGCGACAGTGTTGTCTGCAAAATCCGTGAGCACCCACTCCCCGTTGTAATCTTCCGCGATAATAATATCTTGCGCTGTATAGCTGTCTACCATATTAAAATCTCCTATGCTTCAATATATATTACGATTGAGGCCGAATGCACCGCCCCTGCTTCTTTTGCCGCAATCTGGAACAACGGAGCACGTCTTTCCTCACGCTCGCTCTGTGCCTGTTCCGCTACAGGCTGGTGATGAATAAAGTAACCAAACTCCCTGATATTTCTCAGGAAATCTTCCTGATTGCCGAAGAAGTCAGCGCTGTTCCATTCACCCGGTGCAAGCATACCGTTTGTAACCGCCTGAACGCACACGTTTCTTATCGCTTTCACGATACTTTCGAGTCCGGCATCTGTCTGCGGCACTTTCGTTCTTGTGGTTGCAAGTACATTAAATACTTCTCTCTGGATAGTGTTAACAAACCAGATTCGGTTAGTTACCTGGTCAAAGTACGTACCGTTCTGGGAATTGGACATCACTTTAGCAAGCCCTTCCAGTGAAACAAAGCAGTCAGCACCCACCGCCGCAGCCTGCGATAAGATTGTTTCGTTAATATTCGTATCTGCCTGCAGTCCGGTTAAGTCTTTCAGGTTCATGGTAATTGTGGTATTGCTTCCGCTATAATTAACGGAAAAACCTCTTGATAGATATGCTGCGGCAAATAATCTTGAATTAAGCGCAGCGGCTTCATCATCATCGCCCAGAGTATAAAGCAGCGGTTTGCAATTCGTGTTGGACATAATCTTAGAGAATAAGCCCGTAGAAGCTGCAAGGGCAGAAGTGTTAGAAGCCGGAACAGGGAAAATTCTGTTTTGCATACCCTGAATCGTTGAGCAGGCTGCAATCGCTTCTGCCTCCGTCAATGCTCTTGTAGTTAAGACACCCTCAAAATATATCAATCCCGCAAGTCTCGTAACTGCTTCTGAAAGTGTTTCAGGTCTTGTACCGCTCTCTGCCGCTGTTCCTGATACCGCAGTCGCTGTAGCACCTTTCAGGTAGGACGCACCGTATAAATCAGTACCGCTTCCGCCGCTCATAGCTGCTATGGTTACATTACTCGCTGCACCGGTTGTATTGGAAGTAAACAAAAGTGTATTGTTATCAGTTGCGGCAATCGTTACATCTTCATATTCCGCCTGAATAACCGCCGCAATTTCTTCAAGAGTAGCAGCTTCCGAGAAATCAAGCCCCGTCACCTGTTTAGCAGAGCCGTCTACGGTAAGGTTAATAACCCCGTCCGTTACGGAAGCAAAGCCCGCTACATTAGCACTCAAATCCTCTGTTGTCAGTGTGCCCGCTGTGGCAGGGTTGTTATAATCCACTGTCTGGTAGTTAGCGCCGATAATATAACCGTTGTTGGTTAAAATATTCGGGGTCTGGGAATAAATCATATTCGCCTGCTGCGCTATCTCGGTATTTGTACCCCACTGATTAGCTATACCGGTTGAGGTTCTTGAGATAACATAAGAACCCTGATAAGGGTTAGCCGGCTCTTCATCTGTCATAATCAAAATTGTACTTAGTTTAAGCGGCTCTAAACCTTGAGAAGGCGTTACCGCTGTAGCGTTGACTACATAAGTAATCGGTATCTGATATCCTGCTGTCATTGTTTCCTTTCTAGTGATTAAGTGATTAGGTGATTAAGTGACTAAGAGGTTTTAAATTCCTAGTCACTCAGTCACTTAGTGACTTAGTCACTTCTGCTGGTTGATATTCAATTATTAACTAAGCCTCGAAGTGGTAATCCGCCTCAATCCGGCTTGTCACTGGGAATTTATCGTAATAATCCACTGTTTTTATTTTACTAAACGAGTTAAAAATTCTAACCCGGCAATCAAAACGGTTGATTCTTGAACTTGCTTCCAGAAACGATGCGTCATACACATCGCCTAAAAGTGAAATATGCACGTGCTCTTTTGCTTGCTTCTGCTGGGAATAAGTGCTCCTAAACGCCATGTGTACCTCGTGCGCCCGCTCTCTGGCTTCCGTACTCCTTGAAAGAAGAGAGATAATAACATCTTCAACTACATTCATACTCTGATGTTCTTCAAGCCCTTCCTCCGTTGAAACATACTTTATATTGTTGCTTATCGGGCGTCTTTCGCCATAATGCAGGACTATAAAGAGTTTGTTATCCTTCGGCAAATCCATATCAGCGTTATACGCCCAGACACGGGTCTTTGGAAGCTCCATCTCATTAACAAGTATGTTTTTTATAATCTCCAAAGAATTAGCCACCTGTCATACCCTCCAGCTGCTCAGCCTGAAAAGCTTCTAAAAGCGTATACCGGATATATCCGTACTTGCTCCAGTCCTTTTTCGCCATAACTTTATACCGCTTGTTTTCGTATTCGACATACTGGTTAGTCTCCAGCTTAACATCCGGAAGGCAGTGTATTTGCAGCCATTCCCACGCCCATGTACCCTCAGGCAGGATTTTTAAATCCTTATCGCTAGGCGGTCGGACAACCCCCTGTGTTTTGATTATCTGGACACTTTCAGGAATCCAGTCCATGCCGTCACCGTCATTTGTTAACCCCCTTGTTACAACATTGAACGTTATATTCTGAAACCACGATTGTATTGTCTGTGACATATTCGGGAGTCCGGTATTATTTGAAAGTGTTGTATTATGCTGGATTAAGTTCATTTTTTCTCTACCTTAAAACTGATTGAATGTCTTAACCTGCCGGTATCTGTAAGTATCTGGTAGCCGTGTTTCTTAACATTTTTCTTCCGGGCGTTCCTGAAATTCTGCTCCGTTCTTACGGTTAGCGGCGCCCATTCCCCGAATCCGTTTGTATCAAATGCCATCCAGACTGCATCAAGCGCCTTTGCTCCGATATCCTGCATGAATTTTTTTGCGGCATTTTTTACAAAGAACTGTTTCCACAAGATTTTTTTCATATCCTTCATTTGGTCAGGATTGAATACTTTGCGGATAATTGCATCTTCTAAGAAAGAACGGCGGGGCATTCTCTTTGTGCCGAATTCATGAAATGTACCGATATCAGCATTAGTCAAACCGCTTTTGTTGTCGTGCTGCTGTTTGGCGTCACTGCCTATAATACCTATTTTGACACTGTATTCATCTTTTAAATTTTTGAGCAATCCCTCAAGCCCCGATAAATCCGCCTTAACATTAGCCATAAGTCGACCTCCCGGGTGAGAACAGAATCGTAACCGCAAGGTAAGGAAGTATGAGAGACAAGTATTTCATACCATAACCGTTTTGCGAATAAATACCGTATAACGGGATGTTCATTAACCAGCTCGGGAACGAGTAACTCTCTGATACATCGCCTACGCTCTTTGATGATACATACCCCCCGAACATACCGCTCACGCCCCCGGAGGCGTTCCTTAAATCCATTACCAGATAAAACGCTATGAGGTGCAGATAAATATTAATTCTCTCGGTATCATCAGAACCGAATCTCGGATTAGCATTAATAATCGCCTGAGACATAGCCCTTTCGATATCGGAGTCGGTTACATAGTTATAGATATCCCCTTTTGTAACCTCCCACGCCTCCGTATCTGTCACCGGATTGGTGTTATTATTAATCAGTGACTTATAAAAATCCGGCTCGACATACACAATATCACCCTCAAAATACGTTTTACTCTCCTGATATAAAGGAAGAAAAGGAAAGTCACGGAAGAAATATTCCTTAAACTGTTCTACTGTAACTGTTTCATAAATATTTGCCATTAACGTAACTTTCCTTTCCGATAGATATATAAGGTTATATGTTATTACTTAGAGGACTTTGCCTTTTTATCAGCTTCCTTTGCTTCCGCTTCCGCTTCCGCTTCCGCTTTGGCTGCAGCGTCTTTAAGCTTCTGAATTTGTTTCTTGAGCTCTTCGTTTTCCTTCTCAAGCGCTGCCTGTTTTTCCTTTGCTTCCGCTTCCGCTTTGGCTGCAGCGTCTTTAAGCTCCTGAATTTGTTTCTTGAGCTCTTCGTTTTCCTTCTCAAGCGCTGCCTGTTTTTCCTTTGCTTCCGCTTCCGCTTTGGCTGCAGCGTCT